GTTTTACTTGGAGCAGACGTTTCTAAAATGAGCACAGCTGAATTAAAAAGAGATATTTTTGTAGCTGTAAAAAGAGACCCTGAAGGGTTTTTAAGACAGGTCCATGACCCAATGTTAAAGCTTCAATCTAATGTACATTTGTTTTTTGACAAAGGGTTGTTGTCATTTAGAAATAAACAAAAAGAAGTGTGGTATAACACCTCAACTAACAAAAAAAAGATGTTAACCATACCTTTTGGTGAAGACCCTATGTTTATTGTGTCTTCTTATTTGCAAAGCGATGACGGCATAGAGGCTTTAAAAATGCTTGAAAAACTGCTTGAAGATTAGTTGTATCTTTGTTTTTTGTTTAACCCATAAATTTTTTAACATGGCAAAATATATTACATTCGATACTGCAAGTGACGGAAATGTTCACCTTGCAACAGATGGCATTCTTTACGCAGAAACTACAAGTTCAACTGCTGGAACAATTTTTTTGAAAGGCGGAAGCCACAAATTTACTGTTACTGGAACAGGTTTAACTTCAGGCTTTGGAGCAAATGTTAACGCAGCTTTAGTTGAAGCAGCGCAAACATCTTGGACAAATGCAGCAATTCCTGTAAGTACATCAGGAGGTCTTTTAGTATTTACTAGCGTAGCTGTAGCTACTATTTAATATTACCTTTTTATTAGGTATTAGAGAGAGGTCAAAAATAATTGACCTCTTTTTTTTTGCTTATCTTTGTAAAAAAGAAAGCGATGATAAACGCTGTTAGAAACACAGTTCTTGCTATCCTTAACAAGAATAATTACGGATATGTATCTCCATCAGATTTTAATCTATTTGCTAAACAAGCACAGCTAGATATTTTTGATGAATACTTTATAGCTTATAATAATCAGATTAATAAAGAGAATGGTAGAGTATCGGGAACAGGATACGCTGATATTAAAAAAGGATATGAAGAAGTTATAGATACTTTTTCTGTTACAGCAAGTTTATCTAAAGGCTCTTTAAATAAATATACTGTTCCTACTTTAGCTACAACGGGCTCTGATTATTACCTATTAAATAAAGTTTTAATATATAGCACTGTTACTTCATCAGGGACTAGTACAGCAACTGGAGGTGGTAATACTGAGCTTATAGACAATACTGCAACTTTTCAAACTGATGGTGTAAGTGCTGGAGATATTGTTTCAGTAATATTAGCTAATTCTGTAATTACTAATCTGACTGTTGTATCGGTAACTAATCAAACAACTTTAGTAGTAGATGTAGCTTCTTTAACAACAACTAATATTCCTTATGCAATTTACAAAGGGGTAAATTTAAAAAATGAAGCAGAGCAGGTAAACCATAGCAAAATTACCATGCTTAGTAAGTCTATGTTAACCGCTCCTAATACTACTTTTCCCGCATACACACAAGAGGGAACTATTTTAACATTATATCCTGACTCTATAGTTACTATCGGAAGAGTGGTTTGTCAATATATAAGATATCCTATAGACCCTAAATGGACTTATATTTCATTGTCGGGAGGAGAGCCTATTTTTGACCAGTCTCAATCAGATTACCAAGACTTTGAGTTACCTCCAGATGACGTAAATAATTTGGTTGCTAGAATATTACAATACGCTGGTATGTCTATTAGAGAAATAGCTACAGTACAATTTGGACAAGCAATAGAACAACAAGAAAACCAAGAACAATAAGATGGCATATTTATCACAATACCAATATTATGAAAACGCAGGTACAGTTCCAACTAATAAAAATTGGGGTTCATATCAGTATGTTAGCTTGGAGGATATAGTAAACAATTTTCAGTTAATGTATTCTGGAAATCATTCTTTAATTAATAACGAAGAAAGATTTAAGATATTGTTTCATGCAAAGCGTGGTATACAAGAATTAAATTATGATGCATTTATGGAGATAAAAGCATTAGAACTTACAGTATATGATAATTTAACTTTTGTTTTACCAAACGACTATGTAAACTGGGTTCGTATTTCATTATATAAAGATGGATGGCTTAGACCTTTAAATGAAAATATTCAAGTTAATTCTGCTCAGTCTTATTTACAAGGAGCTGGAGGAACCTTAACTTTTAATGCTGATGGCACGGTAATAACTGATGAATCTACGCTTGACGCAGAAAGAAAAAATGGTCAGCAAAATAGTATTTATCTTAACCAAGAAAATGCAGCAGACCAAGTAGCATTAGATTCAGAATCTAATTGGTATGCAGATTATACCATTGGAGCTCGTTACGGTTTAAATACGGAAACTGCAAACTTTAACCCTACTTTTAGAATAGACAAAAAAGCAGGAGTTATAAATTTTGATTCCACCATGCTTAATGAAAACTGTGTATTAGAATATATCTCTGATGGAATGGAAGGTGGAGATGATTCACAAGTGTCAGTTAACAAGCTTTTTGAAGATTATGTTTACGCATATATTGAGTATGCAATTTTAAATAGCAAGTTTAATGTTCAAGAGTATATTATTAATAGAGCTAAAAAAAGAAAAACAGCTTTACTCAGAAACGCAAAAATTAGATTAAGCAACATTCATCCTGGCAGATTATTAATGAATCTACGAGGAGAGAATAAGTGGATAAAATAAAATGGCAAACATTCAAAGAAATTTTATAGCTGGCCGAATGAATAAAAGCCTTGATGAAAGGCTTGTACCGAACGGTGAATATGTTGATGCACTAAATGTTAGGCTTGGTTCTACTGAAGGTTCAGAAGTAGGTTCTGTTGAAAATTCAAAAGGAAACACTATCCTTACTACATTAATGTTTGATAATGTAGAGCTAAGTAATAATGCTAAATGTATTGGAGCTTATGAAGATGGGGCTAATGAAACTATTTATTGGTTTGTCCATGACCCATCATACTCTCTTGGCGTTACTGCTAAATTAGATTTGCTAATATCATACAATATAACCAACAACGCTACCACTTACCATTTAGTAAGTTTAAATGATGGTGGCAATTTAAAAACCACTCTTAATTTTAGTCAATACAATTTAATTACTGGAGTTGATTTGGTAGATAATTTATTGTTTTTTACAGACAATTTAAACCCTCCTAGGTTTATTAATGTAAATACAAGATATAACTCTCCTAATAACTTTTTAGATGGCTTTACAGCTGAATCTATAATGGTAATTAAAAGACCTCCAATAGAAGCTCCTAACATTCAAACGCTTAATGTTCCTGGACAACAAGATGATTTTTTAGAAGAAAGATTTATATCTTTTGCTTATAGATATAAATATGCTGACAATCAATATTCAGCTACTTCACAATTTAGTGAGCCTGCATTTACACCTTCTACTTTTAATTTTAGCTACAACAGCTACTTAAATGAGGGTATGAAGAATACTAAAAATGCAGCTATTATTACATTCAATTCAGGCAGCTCTTTAGTAACTGGTATAGAGATTTTATTTAAAGAATCTACTACTAATAATATTAAGGTAATAGAGTTTTTAGATAAAGCAAATTTAGGATATTCAGATAATGTTAATTATACATTTACTTTTGACAATAGTAAAATATTTACATTACTTCCAGATTCTGAAATATTAAGATTATATGATAATGTACCTAGAATAGCTAAAGCTCAAACAATAATGGGTAATAGATTAGTCTATGGAAATTACACGGAAGGTTATAATTTAAAAGATAAATTTGGAGAAAATTTAAAATTAGAATATAGTGCTAATTTAGTTAGTTCTGAAATAGCAACAACTGAAATATTAGACTCTACTGGTTCGGGTAGCTACACTTATGGTCCTACTCCAGTTACTGTAAATAGTTCTATTATTTATTTTGATTTATCAAAAGAAGATGGAACTACTTTAGATTTAACAACAGGTTCTAGTGTTACATTAGATTTTACCCTTACACATAGTCAATTTACAGGAACTACTCCAGGAGGCACAACAGCAAACACAGAAATAATATTTGAATATGTTTTACCAACTAATTTTTCTAATGTATATTCTTTAGCAACAAGCACAGATTTTATAGAAAAAGTAGGAACATCTTCTAATATCCAAACAGTTCCTAATTCTTGTAATGGAGCTACTTTAACTGACCAGGTTAATTGTGCTTTACCATCTTCGTTAGGAACTTATAGTAAAACTGCTAGTGGAATAACAGGAGCAGGGCAACCTATATCTATAGTAGCTACACCAGGTAGTAATACTATTGGTTTTCAGTTAATAGCAATGAATTATGTAGATGGAGCTAACAATGCTTATGAATTTTATGAAGTTAACTCTGCTACAGCTAATTTTAGAACTACAGATACTACAAGAAGCTTACATAGCAATCGTGGATACGAAATAGGTATAGTTTATATGGATGATTTTAATCGTTCATCTACAGCCCTTGTAAGCCCAAACAATACAGTTCAAGTTCCTTGTTCAGCATCTATATCAAAAAATACTATTCAGGCAACAATACCAAGTCAGCAGTTAGCTCCAAGCTGGGCTACAAGGTATAAGTTTGTTTTAAAACCATCTGAGAGTACATATGATACCATATACTCTAATGTTTTTTATCAAGACCCTTTGAGTAATGCTACATATTTTTTACTTGAAGGAGAAAATGCAAACAAGGTAGAAGAAGGTGATAGGTACTTTGTAAAATCTGATAGCAATGGACCTATATTAAGATGTGTTGAAGCAACTGTATTAGAAAAAGAAGCTAAATCGGCAGACTTTTTAAAGGACGCATCGGGAGCTGATATTATTTCTCCAGCAGGGACTTACATGAAAATTAACCCTAACAACTTTGCTACTGCTAGAGGGGATGATGATATAATAACTCCAGGCTCACAAACAAAATCTGAAAATAGCGCTAATCAATATCCGATATTGGATTATCCAATGAATCTTAATGTACCTGACCCTAATATTGCAGGCAGTACACACACAGATTACAGTGTGCCTGCTGGAAGCAGAATTGTATTGTCTATTAGACAAGAAAGACTTGGAGTAGGTAAAGGAAACGCTAAATGTGAACGCAGAATAAGCGAATTAAATGTAGAGCTTATATCTTCAACTACTTATGCAAATATGCAGGACTGGTGGAATGGAGATAATGCGGAGGTGGTGTTAAATGATGCCATAACAGAAGTAGGTGGAAATACAGGAAGCATATCAAATGTATATGAGTCGGGGACGGCCACTACCAAGCAAGATGTATCAACTGCCGAAGGAACAAACTATTACAAGTTTTTTAGAGGCGCAACTAATGAGCTGGCATTGTTAATTACCGGCACTGTAAGATGCGGAGGTATTTTGTCCAACAAAAGACGCTCTACAGTTACAGCGGACATACAGGTTTATAGAACTGATTCAGTTGTTGTTTTTGAAACACCGCCTACAGATGCTCTTTCCAATGTATGGTATGAAAATCATTTATCTTTTGCTATAAGTGCAGATGGTATGCATTCTGGAAATTTACAAACACAAACCTCAACTCAATCAGCTATAGTTGATACAGAGTTTTATGATTGTTTTACATTTGGTAATGGGGTAGAAAGTTATAAAGTTTTAGATTCTATTGTAGGAAAAACATTAAACATTGGAGAAAGAGTCACTTCTACCTCAAATTTAAATTATAAAGAAGCTCATAGGTTTGCTGACTTAACATATAGCGGAGTATATAATGATGAGACTAACGTAAACAAGCTTAATGAGTTTAATCTTGGATTACTAAACTTCAAACCACTAGAAGATTCTTTTGGTTTAATACAATTATTATATGCTAGAAAAACTGATATACTAGTATTACAAGAAGACAAGATATCTTATGTGTTGGCTGGAGTAAACCTATTAAGTGATGCTGTTGGCGGAGGTGTTGTTACGGCAGTTCCTGAAGTATTAGGAAAACAAATTGCTAGAATAGAAGAGTATGGCATAAGCGAAAACCCAGAAAGTTTTGCCGTATGGGGTCCTAATAAATATTTTACCGATGCTAAACGAGGAGCGGTGATAAATTTAATTGGATTAGCGGGAAGAGATGAACAACTTCAAGTTATATCTGAGGCAGGAATGAGAGGGTGGTTTAGAGATTTATTTATACAATCTTTTACTACACAAAAAATGGGAGGATTTGACCCTTACATGAATGAATATGTATTACATTCTAATGTACTTCTTCCTGTAGAAGATGTTTCTTGTATCCCTTGCGACACCACTAAAGGACTAACACTTCTTCCTAATCAAACTACTTCTTATTGCGTAGATGTAGGAAATTTATTAGGATTAGTAGATGTAGACTATATTGTTCCGTTTATAGGATATGACAATATTACAACTGAAACAAGTCAAAACACTGTAACTGAATTAAATTCAGATGACATTGTAACAGAAAGACCATTAACAGGTAATGGATATATTATAACTGCTACATATAACGGCACTACTCACACTACCGGTACTGTTTATGAAAGTGGCACTTTAACTTTTAACAAAAATGTAGTCCTTAATAATACAGTAGCAATTACAGTTACAAGCACAAGCTCTTCAAACGAAACTATTGATATTACAACTAGTTGTCCTCAGTCTACTGATATGACTGTATTTAGTGTTGCTGTTACTAGCAATGCTGATGCAGGTCAATTTATTCATAATGTCTATAGATGGACGGATGGTTCGTTTGTTTCTCCCGTGCATGGGGATACCTCTCCTATAACTTTTTCTAGTAGCACTGTTAATCCTATTGTTTCTCAGTTCGACCAAGTTTCAGGACCACAAGGAGCTGGTATTATACCTGGAGATGGGGCTAATGTTTCAATAATTAGCAGAAAACAAAACTTTGATAATTTTGTTTTTGATATAAATAAAAACAAATTAAGATATTTAAGAACAGCTAATTACTATGGTAATAATCCAACAGACATAAACAGTTTATTAAGTTTGTCAACTAATGCTACACCAATTGTTTCGCAAACTAATCCAAATCAATTTGCTGCTGATTTTGTTATGCCAACAGGTGGACAGTTTTTATACTTAATTTGGGATTATAGACAATCTAATTCAGCAGAATTATGTTACTCGACTACAAGCACTACTGATGCTTGCACTGGATGTAGCTTTAGTCCTACACCTGTTCCTACAGCTCCTGTGCCTGTAGTTACGGTATTTACTTGGCGTATTGAAGCGGGAGCGGGTAGCGCTACAAGCCCTACATCGTGTCCTTCAGCCTCTGTAGCTCTTTATAGTTCTTCTAGTTCGTTTGCAACAACTTTTGCAAACAGCACAGTATTCTATACAG